GGAGGTGCTCTTTATAAGTATAAATGATTCCAATTAACCGTGAGACGATGTTGATCGTCGGTGTGATTATATGTGCCGCCGGTATTATCTTCCTCTTCAACGAACTGAAGAAGACTAAGGAGGAGGTCAACGAATTTAAGGGTTTTTCGGAGCAGGTTGTGAAGCGCCTCAATGCACCAGCCCCTAAAGTTGAAGAAGTGGAGGAAGAAGAGGTAAAATCCGAGGAATAAACTTGTGCCCCTATTATAACTTGCGAATGCGCAATGAAAAAGTACAAAGCTATTGCAATACCGGTTAGCTTCGTGGACGATAAGCCAAGGTTCCTCACGGTGAGGGATTGGCGATTCAAGGATTGGATTTTCGTCACGGGTGGGTGCAGACGGAGGGAGATTCTAAATCCTCTCAGGTGTGCACTTAGGGAGTTGGAGGAGGAAACGAGGGGGGTTGTGGCCCTAAAGAATGGGGAGTACACGGAGTTTAAATTTACAGTCAAGGAAAGTCCCACGGTAGATCTAGAATACAACGTTTACATCTTTTTTGTAGATTATAACAGAGCCGAACAACACTCGCAGGTCAAGAAATTTTACGAAGAGAAGCAGAAGACAAGCCTAAAGAAGTTGATGAACCAGCCCATTAAGAAGACCCACGATGAAAACGATTACATGAGTTATGACACACTAGAGGAATTTAACACACGTAAGCGTTGGAAGCTCATAGTGGATAACGTTTTGAAGAATCCACAGTTCTATGCCTGTATAACTTCTTTGAATAGAAAAACATTTTCTATAAAATAATGAAGTCAAAGGCTTTCATTTTGATGCAGATTGAAGAATTATTGAAAAGTAATAGAGGTCTCTGTGAACAGGAGATTAAGGAATGGTTGGAGGAGAATAGAGATAAGACGGTCTATGAACTCCTCACTATAAAGAAGGAACTTTCCGAAACCCAGGAATATCAGGATGTATCCTGTATGAGGTGGTTTAGAGAATAAGGTCTCTACCTAGGTATGTTTAATAAGTGGTGCATTTCCCAACAATTTACTAACGCATCCAATATATCACATGTACGAATGGACGGTGGTGTCCTCTCGGTACCATTTGATAGATTGAATGAGTTTCATGAAAAGTATGTGGAGGCGGTGAGTTCGGGTGAGAAGTTGTTTCTCGTTGAGCAAAAGAGCCCAACCTATAACTTCTTCGTCGACATAGACTACAAGGATGTCGAATCCTTGACGATGGAAGAAATCAAGGATATCTGTAAGGTCATTTGTGACAAGGTCAAGAGACATGGTGGTAAGAACTGTCTCATTTCGGTTTCACCTCCCAAACAATGTGGTTCCCTCGTGAAGACCGGGGTCCATCTAAATTGGCCAGGTTTCGTGGTGGACCAGGCGTCCGCAATAGCTCTCAGAGATCATATTTTGGTTGCACTCTCTATAGCTAAGGGTTCCCTAGATTGGAATGAAATCATAGATGCAGCTGTCTATGGTAATGTCCAGAGGGGGACAAAGGGGAGTGGTTTTCGTATGATTTGGTCCCACAAGATGGCCAAGGGGGTGGAACAACTCGCATATCTCCCAGTATTTGTATACACCCACGGACCACTCAGTACCATCCTAAAGATTGATCGGAAACCGGACCTAGAAATTCTAAAGATGTCAGTGGTTCGAACGGACGCTCCCCAGACACATGTGATTGAACCACCATCTGCTACCATTGGGGAGGGAAAATTTACTCGTGAGCAAACGAAGGACGAGGTCCACAATGAGGAATTGAGATACATGATTGAGAAATTTGTAAAAAAGAATTTGGAGGGACAGGGTGGTGCCACGATTACAAAAATATTCAAACACAATCTTTTATATTTAGTTTCAACAAATTCAAAATACTGTGAAAATCTCAAAAGAGATCATGGGTCGAATCATGTATGGTTTATAATCAGTGGACGATGTATTCTCCAAAAATGTTTTTGTAGGTGTGAAACTATTTTGGGGAGGAGGGATGGTTTCTGTAAAGACTTTTGTGGTCGGCGTCATGAACTTCCACCTAACATAGTCTCCCATCTGTACCCAGATATTTCGGAAGTTAAAAAGTGTAAGGATATCAAGAAGTTTGTCGAACCCCCTAAAATTGAATCTGGGGGTTTGAACACTTCAATAGAGAAATTTATACAGCTCAATAAGGAGGGTCAAAGTAATACAAAAGTTTTGAGAATAACTTCGAGTACCTCTGGTTTCAATGTTCTCACCAACTCAGGATATTGTGAAACAATCAAGGGTGTCCACGATGATTCTACAACTATGGTCTACCAAATCAAAAAGAGGAAGGTGATCACCCAGTACTGCCCAAAGTGTAAAGAAACGAAGCGTGTCAGAAAACATGAGCTACATTCCAGTATAGCATCTAAGCTGTCTTCTAAAGGTACTTAAACAGATGTAGCCTAAATACATTAAATGCCCGCCGCTGTCACGACACGCTCAGGAAGAAAGATTAAAAAGCCGGAAAACTTCGTACCCACCGAACACAACGTTGAAGATGATTTCGGTGACGATGAACATGATTCTGATTTCAATTCTGACATCGATACCTCAGATGAAGAAGACTTTAGTTCGGAAGATGATGAGAGTGACATGGACGAAAATGGAAATCTAAAGGATTTTGTGGTAGATAGTGAAAGTGAGAGTGAGGAAGAATAAGCTTAAAAAAATAGAGTACAGTATTAGAAATGGAAACTGATATAGGAAATCCAATTGATTACAATCCTAACATCGATCCCCTTATACAGGAAAAAGTTGATGAACCCCAACCCCAAGAGGAACAACCGTACTACTTTCAACAACCTGAAATGAACTATTCCCCACAACCTGAAAAGACTGATTTTTTTTCATCCGTAGACAAGTCCACTTGGATTGTAGCGTTCGCTGTATTTTTACTTGGTTTCTTCATGGGTAAGACCATGCAACCTGTCATCCTCAGATACAACTAAATCTTACTTCTCAAATCCTTTTCGATTTGAGCAATAAGGTTATTTACCCATTTATTTTTTTTATATTTACGCAGAGGGCTCCTCCTCGACTGTGTCGAGGGCCTCTTCAGCCTCTCTCTGTTTACGACGTTCCTCAATCTCAGCGGCGACGATCGCATCGGCTTCCTTGACGAGCTCTTCCATCGGGGCATCGGGCTTTTCCTTCTTGAGCTTCTCTAAAACTTCGGAGGGGTGGCTGATTGGTGCCTCATCTGGTTTGGTGTAGAACTTTGAGTTCTCATCACCCGGGGTGTAACCAGTCTTGGTATCCATCATACCCTGTTTACGCTCTTGGAACATCCTCGCAGCTTGGGATTGGTTCTCCTTGTAGCCAGTCATAATCTCTTCGAGTTTATCGTTCGTGTAGTGTACGTCCTCAATCTTGGAGGAATCTGGTGGAATGAGGAGCCACTTGTACATATCCACAACGTAGATGTCGAAGGTGGCATCCTCCTTCTGTAGACGCTTCGCGTGGTTCGCCGCCTCATCACGGGTCGAGAAGGCACCACGAAGTTTGATACCAAACTTATCAGTCTTTTGGGGACACTCTGGACCAACGATAGAGATGCACGCAAAGACCTGACCGGGGACGGTTGTATAATCCTGTTCGAGAGACATTATATTCTTAAAGTGCACTAAAACTTTAAGCCTACTTAAAAGGTTGTCGATATAGTATACATATGCACCAATTTTGGGATACACAGCCAGTGCCTAGGGAGGGGGTGGCACCTGGTGAAATCGAAGGGGGTAGGGAATGTAAATCTGAACCACCCACACTCCCGGATGGTTTTATGTGGTCACAGAGTACATTGGATGAGGCGCATCTATTTTTATCAAACTACTACGTTTCAAATGATACTTTCAGACTCACCTACACTAGGGATACTTTGAAGTGGGCTATTCAGGATCACGTTGCCATTCGTAAAAGGGACACCAGTGAACTTGTTGGATACATTTCGAGCGCCCCCCTAGATGTGAGGGTTGAGGGCGAGACCAGGAAGATGGTGCAAATAAACTTTCTATGTATCCACCCCTCCATGAGGTCTATGCGTCTGGCACCCATCCTGATTGGTGAAATTAGGAGACGTGCAAATAGTCTAGGAATTTGGCAGGCCATGTATACTGGGGTTTCTAGGATACCCACACCAATCGCCAAGGCGAACTATTGGCATAGATTCTTGGACGTCAAGAAACTTATAAAGTTGGGGTTCCATAAAACAAATCGTCCTAGGGAAAACTATTACGAAGTTCGGGGTCCATCTAAATATTCATGGAGGAAGATGACCTCTAGGGATGTCCCTAGGGTGACCCACATTCTCAAAGAGTACACCAAAGATTTCAAAATTGCCCCAGTCATAACGAAAGACTATGTCAAACGTTGGGTCCTACCAACCCATGCCTATGTGAATGATCAAAGTGACACCTTCATATCCCTCTATAATATTCCCTATGAACGCAATGATGGAGAGGGTACGGTGAACCAAGCCTACCGATTCTACCTAGTTGGTGATGTATACAATGACGCCTTCCTCATAGCGAAGAATTTGGGATACGATGTTCTAAACTCACTTGATGTGGGTGTAGGTAGTAAGTACCTAGAGGACCTTAAATTCATGCCCGGTTCGGGTCA